AATTAGGCGGGTGGCACAACAGCAAGCAAACAGGTGTTGTTGGTTGGGAAGCTTTATGGAAAGGTTGGTTTTCACTGAGCCAACTGCTAGAAGGCGCTCGATTCATGCAAGCGCAACAACAGGAGATGTGATCAAGAGACAGATGTAGGCAGACAGACCCTTTCGGGCAGCGTCTATGCAGAAAATTTAACCTTTACAAATCAATAAACTCTATGCTCCAGCGCATAAAAAAGGGAACAAACGTTCCCTTTTTACTCAATCATTGATTTTTAATACTTATTTGCTCAAATCAAGCATAAGTTTATTTAAGCGAGTGACAAATCCAGTTGGATCTTTAAGCGTACCGCGCTCAGCTAGTAATGCTTGATCTAGCAATACATGTGACCACTGCGCAAATTTATCTTCGTCTTGCTCATCATTTAAATGCTTATTTGCATTTGCGAGCTCATGTCGTTGTCGTCGCTCACCACACAGGCTGGCGAATCGGTTAAACGATGTGTAAAGCGTACTTCTTTAACATCATCACCTAATGCGGTTTTAATACGCTCAATAAGGCCTGCAACTTCTTTTTCAGACTCTTCTTGTGCTTTTTTCGTTTCTTCGTCGTCTAAGTCACCTAAATCTAAATCGCCGCGAGTAATTGATTGAAATTGCTTGTCTGCAAATTCAGTTAAGTGGCTCATCATCCACTCATCAACACGGTCACTTAGTAGTAAAACTTCAATGCCTTTTTTGCGGAAGATCTCTAAATGCGGTGAGTTTTTAGCTGCAATAAATGAGTCAGCAACAACATAGTAAATTTTATCTTGGCTGTCTTTCATACGCTCAATGTATTGTTCAAGCGATACATCTTGAGTGTCTGAATCGGTATGCGTTGAAGCAAAACGTAATAGCTTAGCAATGCTCTCTTTGTTAGCCGCATCTTCTGCTGGGCCTTCTTTCATTACTTGACCAAATTCATTCCAAAACGTTTGGTAATCATCGGCTTTGTTTTTCGCCATACGCTCAAGCATTTTAATAATACGCGACGTACACCCCTTACGGATAGCTTGGGTCACTTTGTTATCTTGAAGTATTTCACGCGATACGTTCAGTGGTAAATCATTTGAATCTAATAAACCTTTAACGAAACGCAGGTAGCTTGGCATAAACTGCTCAGCATCATCCATAATAAATACACGTTGCACGTATAATTTTAAGCCACTTTGGCGCTCACGGTTCCATAAATCAAACGGCGCTTTTTTCGGAATGTATAACAAACTGGTGTATTCAGTTTTACCTTCAACTTTGTTATGCCCCCAACTAAGTGGATCTTCCCAGTCATGGCTTACATGTTTGTAAAATTCTTTGTATTCATCTTCAGAGATTTCAGACTTATCACGCGTCCACAATGCCGTAGCACGGTTAATGCTTTCCCACTCACCAGGAACTGCTGGAATTTTCTCACCGTTTTCGCCTTCAGACTCTGGTACTTCTGCTTTGTACATTTGTACTGGTGTAGAAATATGATCAGAGTATTTAGTCACGATACTACGAAGGCGCCATTCGTCTGCGTACTCTTTTTCTTCTTCACGTAGGTGTAGAATAATGTCTGTACCGCGGCCTTCTTTTTCAATTTCTTGCAGCGTGTATTCACCTTCACCTTTTGATTGCCACTCTACAGCCGTTGTCTCGCCTGCTTTACGGGTACGCACTGTCACTTCATCAGCAACAATAAACGCTGAGTAAAAGCCCACACCAAATTGACCAATAAGTTGTGAATCTTTGCTTTGGTCGCCCGTTAAGTTTTTGAAAAACTCTGCGGTACCCGACTTTGCAATTGTACCTAAAGAGCTGATCACTTCATCACGTGTCATACCAATACCATTATCAGAAATGGTTACCGTATTGGCTTCTTTATCAGCACTAATACGTACACGTAAATCAGCATCACCTTGATATAAGTCGCCGTTTGATAACGCTAAAAAGCGTAATTTATCGGCTGCATCAGATGCATTTGATACAAGCTCACGTAAAAATATTTCTTTATTAGAATAAAGCGAGTGAATCATTAGATTTAATAGCTTGCCCGTGTCTGAGCCAAACTCATGTTTTGTAATGTTTTTATTATCAGTCATAGTATTACCTTTTTAACTTTTGGTACACACTTTGGTACACCGTCGCGTTTTTCCAAAGAATGTTAATCAATTAACATGGGTAGAATATTGTGACTCTTAACTGACAATTCAAGAGAGAGAATAAAATTATACTAGACTTAAGGCGCAGGCCGCTATAACTTAATTATTCAATATAGTTGCATGTTACTTTTATATTGTCCGTTGATGGTTAGATACTCTGTAAAAGCCCGCTTAATTGCGGGCTTTTTATTGCCTTTAAAAACGTCATGGACTTAAGGGCTGACCTTAGTTAGTTTAAATTGTCAGTCATCATCTAGGAATAACAATGCACATAATATTAATGCTAGCCGGTATGATCATCGGCCTATCAATTGGTACTAACTTTAGTTGGTTTTTTGGCGTGCCTGTTATGGCGGGTTCTTTGCTGTTTTGGGAAATGGGCTCTAAGGCGTGGCGTGAAAAGCAAGAGGGGTTTTTACTTGTGGTTGGGTTGGCCTGCGGCGCGTTGGTTCTCCTTATTAATATTTTTGATTAACATAAACTAAATATATAAAGCCCGCAGTTAAGCGGGCTTTTTGTTTTCTACCACTCCCCTAAATTAAACGTGACATACGCTTGATGGTATAGCGCGTTCTTCTGGCGCTGAATATCATCTAACTGCTTGCGTTTTTGTTCACCGGTTAAGTTAGGGTTGTCGTTTACCGCTCTTGCCATTTTGCCTAGCTTAGATGCAGCACGTTGAACACGGCCAAGCGCTATTCTAGAACGCAACTTATCACCCGCACCCTCTATTAACTCTTGCTGGCGTGATGTATCGCCAAGCTCCATTGCACGCTTATAACTTCCGTATGCTTGGTTTGCGGCTTCTAACGATTCATAAAAATCATTTGCAAATTTGGTGCTGCCTTTTGGTCCGCTGCCTTGGTAGAACGCTTTTATTACCGGGTAACGACTTACCGGAGTATCGGCGGTTTCTTTACCCATAATCTGGCGAGCAACAATATCGCTTGCGCCCAACACATAACCGCCAATGGTGCCGGTATATCCTTTTATAAGGTGCTCTACTTTTTTGGGTGATACGCCAAAGGTTGAGCCTATTCCTTTTGCCACTTCGCTTGTGTATGTATTGTAGCGATCTTCCGCTTGTTTGTTTTCGTCGGCCATTCCCTCAATAGGCGCATCTTTAAAGAATGACTTATTAACTAGCACCTCTGTTGCTGGTAATGCAAACTGTGGGATAGGGTTTAATGCTAGTGTGTTTATAACCGCATTAGCAACCGCTTTACCTAAGTCGCCCCCTGTTTGCGTACCCGTTGCAGTGTGAAGCATGCGTTCGGGTAGCGTGCCAAAAATTATCCCTAGCTCGAATGGCTTTGGTATACGAAAGTGCTGATCACCTGCAAAAAAGTGCCAGTTCATATCCTTATCCCAATCGGGCAATTCTTGGTAACGTTCGTCATCGTCATTCATTGCAGCAATCGCTAAACTAAAACCGGCCACTTTAATACCTTTCATTGCCAGGTTAGCGCTTAGCACTTTTAATACCCGATCACCGTCTCCCGCTTTTGCAGCGCGCACTAACTTGCTCATACCTTGCAAGCGCGCATTGAAGAATGGCAGCATGTCAATCATGGTACCAATAAGTTTAAAGTTACCCTTAAGGCTATAATCCATTACATCTTTGCTTTCGTATGCTGCCTGGCGTTTACTTTTACCTGCAGCAAGCGCCGCTTCATACGTGCTTAAACGGTTGGCGTTTTCTACCTTGTCGCTTATCCCTCTGTATTTTTCTAGTAGCTCAGCGCCGTTATTAACAATGGTATCAAGGTAACCGTCTATTTCATTGGTGGTTAAGCCTTTGCTACGTAGCGCGCGCCTTGTTTGCTGCGCTGCCGCTTCTGGATCTGCGCCATGAATATAGCCGCCTTGGAATGCTGCACCACTGAATATCAAATCGCGGTAGGCTTCATCTTCTTTGAATGCTTTTTTAAGTCCTTTAATACTGTCGGTGCCAAACTTAAAGTCGTCTTTGTTGATCATCCACGCATGGGCAGCGTCACGCACAAAGTTTTTAAATATAAAGTCGGGTGATAATGTAATGCCCGCTGTTAAAAACCGCTTAGCACTGCGTCCCATTTTATTAAATAAGCTTTGACTACCCACGTCATTAACTTGTATTAATGCTCTTAATAATGCGGGGTCACTAACTAAATAAGCTTGCGGCTTACCGTTAACCATTACCCTTACTTTTCCATCGTTGTTTAGCTGCTCCTGCGTTCTATTTTTTGCTTCTTCGCTTTTTTCGTGGGTCATATAATCAGTGCCATCAAGATTATTAACCACCTCTTGCATGGCCTTGTTTTTTAGCGACGCGTCAATCAGTGTGCTTTGGCGGGCTATAATATTTTCAAGCAGATCTTTGGTTGATTGCTTGCCCCCTTTAAGCTCTTTAATTTTTGCTGACTGACTAGCAATACCTTTGCGCATATGTGGCTCTACAATCATGCGTTTAATATCGTCCATTTCTGCATCTGTTTCGCCCATGTCACGGAAAAACGGCACGTAATATTCTTCATCAAAGCTTGCGCGCTGTTCTTTACTTAGCAGGCCCGCGCCCTGCGCCACATCAAGAATAGCTGAATTTACCTTGTTGTACTCTTGGCGCACTTGCTCAAACAACTCTTCTTTACCATTGGCTAATGCTTTTAGTTCGTCAATATCGGCTTGTGTTAAGTTGTTTTCTCGGCCTTGCTCTTTTAATTTTTCAGCGCGGTTTGCGCCCATCCATGCAAGCCAGTTGTTTAGGTCATCGCCCACCATGCCAAATACTTCAAGTAAGCCTTTGGTGTTTTCTTTGCGCTGAATAATGCCATCTTTCCACACTGGCGCGCCGTAGTTAAATACGCCATGCAGCACATCGGCTAAACCGCTTGCCAAACGTGCACTAACATAGCCTTGCTTGTTTGGGTCGGTAACCCCTGCGCTTACCTCTGCCTGTTTGATGCCAGCTAGCCCATCAAAGATCCCCTCATTTAAACGTTGCCAAAATGACGAGCTTTTTAATGTATCAACGGTTTCATCTACTTTAGCTTTGGCTCTGTCGGCTATGGTTTCGCGTGCTTGTTCTTCTAGCCCCAGCTTTTCTTTTGCTGTACGGGTATCATTATCCACTGTGCGGCTGAACTTCTTATCTGATTGGCTGTAAGTCATTTCTGCTTGACTGCTAACCATAGGTTCACGCTGCGCTTTAAATCCTTTTACTATGCTTTCAAGCATTTCACGCATGGCGGTAAGTTCATCATCTTCACGGTACATGATCCCTGCTTTATCTAGCTGCGCTTTTATCCAGCGTTTTAACGCGTTCCACCAATATTTTAATTCTCCTTTGCTTGGCTCGTTCTCTACAAAGCGGGCGAATATCTCTTCGGCTTTTACGTCTAAACTCATATCCCAATAGTCGTTATTGGCATCTTTCCAATACTGTTCAAACGCTTTACGGCCTTTGGTTTTCTTAATGCGATCAATAAACGCCTGCTTAGCTTCGGCACCAATAACAGTATCGAGTCCGCCGTGAGCTATTGTTTCATGAGCTAACGTTTGTTTTAAATCAGTTAAATCATTAATATTTTCTGCAATAATATAAACCGTTTTACTCAGCTCGCTATAAGCGCCTTTAACCGTTGCGCCGTCTAGGCTCATGCGCCATAGTTTTTCTGCTGTGGCGGTATCATCAAGAATACTAACAGTGATCCCGTTAGCGCCTTTTAAGTCTTTAACAAACTGATCAGCAATACGCTGCGCTTGCTCAGTGCTGATTGATTTGCTGCTAGTTGGCTTTTTAGATTTTGAGAATAAACGTATTCCCTCGCTGGTATTTTCGCTTTCAACAGTATCAAACAATGTTTGATAAGCAGGGTTTATTTTCTCTTGTTCTTCTTTGTTGGGGTATGGGTAGGTGTTGTCAGACTCAAAACCCAGCGACTCTGCTGCTTCCCATGCTTCACTGCCCACTACGTTAGCAAGGTAATCGTTAGTTATACCTTGCTGATTAAGTTTATCAATAATGTAAGTTTCAAATGATCGCGCCGTCATTTCCACTGGTGTAGCCCAATATGCTTTAGACCGTCTTGTATCAAGTTCTCTTGAACGCTCAGGCAAGCCACTTTGAGCAATAGCGCTTTTTACATGTTTAAATGCACTTGCCATTTCTGGGCGTATTTCATCGCTACTCATAGAGTACGGCGATTCTGTTATAAATTCGCCTTTTGTTTTTTGCTTACCAAAATAGTTGTCTAAGGCGTGCCACCACTCATGCGCAAGCGATCCTGAACCGGCCTTTTTGGTAAGGTTAATAACAACGCTATTTGGTTCGTAGTGAGCTGCTGCAGGATTTTTACCGCCCTTACCACGGGCGCCAAATGCAAGTCCTAGTTTGCCATTTAAACTTAGTGCTTTTGGCTCCAAGTCTAGTGCCTCTGCTAAATCCATTAAGCCGTCGTAAGCTTGGTTTAAATCCTTTTGTCGCTTAGCTTGCTCTACCCAATTACCAAACTCTACACCTCTAAAGCCAAACGTTTCACCGAACGTATCTGGTGTTACGTTTTCTGCATAGCGTTCAGGGCCCATTCGTTCAGCATTAACAGGTTTGCGCATGCTTGGGGTTTCTTTCATTTTTTGTAGCGTTTGCTCTACTTCGTCGCGGTTGTTTTTAAGGTATTCTCTTGCAGCGCTCAAATCGTTAAATGATTTTATTTTTAAAACACCACTTGCACCTTTCCAGCCTAGATAAATATCTTTGGTGTAACGATCACGATAAACACTAATTTTACTTTTCTTTCCACTGGTCGCACTAGAACTATCAGCCTGTTCAGCTTTTATTACTTTAGTTAATAGTGCCTGTACGTCACTAAGCGTTTCACTCGCGCCATCATAAACAGGGCGACCATTGCGCTCTATAAAGTAAAACACTTTACTAGGTGAATATGTTTTACCGCCAAAAATAGAAAAGCTGCCAGAGTTAATACGGTAATCCGCAACGCTTTTTAGTGTATCAAGATCAGCCTTAGCTATGGATGGTATAGCATCAACAATGGCCGCTAGCTTTGAGCTATGGTTTCGCATTCTTTGCATTACGCTTTCTACATCACGATCACCATTCATTAAGTCTGCGGCAAATGACTTTAACGTATTAACTTTTTCAGCCCATCGAGATACTTTATATGAAAGCCTTGGCTTTGCTGGTACTTCACTGCGCATTGCAGCCATAAGCGCGACAGACTCAACGCTTGCGCCATTATCAACAAGCTCTTTATAATTTGGCTCAGGCCACGCTTTGCCTAACGGTAATTCTGCTGTGCTTTGTTGATCTTGAATGGCTTCACTAAAGCCACTCCAAACATCTTTACGTGCACCGCCTAGCTTCTCTCCAAAGTCATTAATACTTTCTTGCTTGACCGTTGCTTGATTGGTGGTTGACTGTTGTTCGTTAGCTTCGGGGTCTGCGGCTACAGGATCGTCTACTTTTTTATTTTCTGAACTGTTAGGACTTTCCGTATCGTTGGCTTGTACTGTTTTTTGCTCTTGTGGTTTTTCAATTGGCTGATCATCTAAACCAAACTCTTTGCGTAGCTCGCTATAAGCTTGGCGGTTAATGCTTTCCGGTGTATCGCTATTGAACTCTTGATATGTTTCAAACGATGATTCAGCGAGCGCTTTATCAATAGCTGGCTCGTAGCTTTCTTCTATTTTAGCTATGGCTGCGTCATAGCCTGGCGAACCTTTTTTAATGCCTAGCTTTTTAGCTTCACTTTGTAGCCATTTTCGCTTGGTGGTTTTTAGTATTGATGGTAGCTGGTTGGCTTGTTCATTAGCTGCCGGCTCTTGTTCAATTAATTTACCAGTTTCGGCAGTTTTAACGGCTTTTTGTTCAGATTGTTTACCACTATCGCTGTTTAGTTTACCAGTGGTGGCAGTTTCTTCATTGCCGGTTGCTGTTAAGTTGCCAGCATTATCTTGCGTCTCAGTGCTTGGCATTTCTTTTGCCAATGGTACTAGCTGTTCAATAGGCGCATTTAAGCGGATCACTTTTACTGGCTCGCCTTTTTCGCGTGCGGCTAACCATTGGTGATGCCCGTCTAACACATGGTTATCACTTGATACTAATATAGAGCGGTTACCCCCCTCAAACTCCATTGCCTTTTTAACCTTGGCGGGTGAAAACTCTTGCTGCGTTGGCTTTAATGAGCTTGCAGGTACTTCGTCTTGCTCATGGCTTATGTCGCGTGCGTTCATAAAGTTAACCATGGCGCCGCGATTTTCAGCTTTGATTTGTGGCATTTCTGCGCGTGGTATATTTTTAGTTTCGCTTTGCTCGTTAAACGCGGTCCACTCACCATTAATAGGATCGCCCGCTAGGTTGGCTGTTGGTTGCGCGTTTACTTCTATATTGCTTTCAGTGCTTTGCGGTATGTTAGCGACATCAGTGTCGTCAACATATGAAGTTAAATCCGGAGCTGTATCAGGTCCGGACTCTACATTATTATCGTTAACTTTCCAGCCATAACCATTATCAAATGGTACAACGTCAACGGTTAAGCCTTGGCGCTTTGCTTGGCGTGCTAGTTTGCTGTTGCGCGCTTCTTTCATGCTTTTAAATGGCTTGCCATTGCGGGCTACATTTACGCCGCTTTCGTTGCCTGCAAATATAATGTCTTTTTGTGGCAGTAAGTTTTGTGCACTTTTGCCTGCTTGCTTAACACGTTCTGCTGCTTGCTGCCGCGGCCTACCATCTTCACCAAATATAATATCTTTACTTTCAAGTTGTGCGGGCTGGTTATTAAACTCAGATTGCACGCGCTCGAATGCTTGGCGGTTTTGTGTTTGCTGCTGTGTAGGTAACAAGCCTTGTTCTGGCACCATTTCACCATCAATAAAACCGCTATCAATCTGTGCATTTTTTCGCGGGGCTGGCTGTAAATCTGTGCTTTGTTCTGGTGATAATAACTCGCCTACGTGTTGGTATTTTATTGGACTGAAACGATCGTCAGGTGTAGGGCCTATGTTATTAATTGCATCGTTAATCATATCGGCAATGCTTTGATTGCGCATGCTTTGGATTGATTCTTGGCTAGGGCTGGTTATAAAGTCGCCAAACTGCCCCGCACCCGCGTTTGTGTCAAAGCCTGCCTGCCTTGCGGCAGTTGGAATATCTAAATTATCCACCTCGCTTTTAACGTTGGTAGAATGCTGATCCATGCTCGCCATAGCTTCACCCAAATTAGGGTTGCTTGCTTTCATTTGCTCAGTGACAGGATCAGCCGATGGTTGTGGTGCTGGCTCTGCTGTTGGTTCAGTCTGTGGCGTTTGCTGACTTGGCTGTCTGTTTACTAAACCACCAATACCACCCGCAGCGGCACCAAAGCCGCCACCGGCTAAACCCTCGTTCAAACCTGCAGCAACTACACCTTGCATTTCGTCGCGATTATCTATTGGCTGTAAAGCTTGGTTTACACCTAGCTGTTGCACGCCCGCCTGTACGGCTTCGGTTGAGCCCTCAGTTACAAAGCCAGCTAATGCGCTACGTAACGCCCCGCTTTTAGCTAGTCGTGCGCCGGTTAATGCTTTGCCAATAATTGGATCGCCAATCGCACTTGCTCCAAAGTTTGCAATAAGTACCTTGGGATCTGTTCTTACTTCTTGCGCTACTTTATTAGCAAGTGCGGTTTTTGCTGCTTCCCATTTTTCAACGTTGCTTAGTTCTGGTTGGTTTGCGTGCACACCTCTAAACACATCACCGAATAATGGTGACTCTGCCAGTAATGTATCTGGCATGTTTTGTACTTCTTGGCGCGCTTGCTCCATGCCTTGACCTGTAGCGGCTGCGCCACCGGTTGCGCCCATGCTGGCAATATTAGCAATGTTTTTACCTTTTGCGCCTAAGCTTGCAGCCTTACCTGCTAAACCTGCCGCGCCCGCACCGGGTATTGCAGTGCCTGCAAATTGGCCTGCTACATTAGCCATGGTTAACAGCCATGTATCTAAGTCTGTAGCGCCCTCGCCAAGCTCAAAATTACCTTGTTCATCTTCTTGGATGAATTGCTGGCCTAACGCTTCTCGACCTCGCTCTGACATTTGCGCTTGCTGATCATTAGATGATGAATATAGCGATTGCGCTAACCCCTGCGCGCCAATAAAATCAAACATACCGCCAAGCGCACTTAATCCACCTGATTGCAGCGAATCAATGGTATCGCCTATTCTGCCTTGTGAGACTGGCTGTTCTACTGGTGCCGCTGTTGGCGTAAAAAGCGTAGGCATTGGCTCATCTGCAAAGTAATTTTTTGCCATTAGTGTTTCTCTTATTAATAAAAAACCCGCTATAAAGCGGGCTTAATTTGATTTATTGACTGTTAGCGCTGGCTTGGTTTTTGAGTTAAATAGTTCCATGCGGGTTGTATCGCGTTATCATTTACGTACTGCCCTGCATCACCCATAAGGCCAAATCCATAACCTATTGTTTCGCCTGTAGACGTTGCAGCAAAATCAAGCGGTGACATATCTTTATAATCAACGGGTCTTACGCCATTTTTATAAACCCCGCCTAACCCTCTAGCAAATCCTGATGCAAAGCTAGGATCAGCTAACTCACCATTACCGCCACCTATTAATTTATCTAGGGTTGATTTTTCGTCTGGCGTTCCTGCCGCTATAACCGGTTGCCCTGTTTCTAGGTCTTTAACTTCGCCGGTGATCAGCTTAAGCGCTAAATCATTACGTGGGTCTGTCGCTTTATTAGCGCTTTGTTGAGTGGTGCTTGCTTGTGCTTCTGGTTTGGTTGCATCTAAAAGATAAGCAAAGCCAGTGCTGCGCAACTTATCACCATAGCTTTGCACTGAATTTTCTAGTGTTTTACTGTAGCGAGATCGCACTTGCTGTAATTCGTTTTGCATAGCGCTTTGTAGTTGCTCCATGGCTTCGCCTTGCAGCGGCTGGCCTAACGGATCAACTGCTTGCTTGCGATAGCGCTCAACTATATCGCTTTCGGCTTTTTGCTTTTCGCTAATAATGCCCGACAAGTTACGCTCTATTGCTTGCGCTTCCTGTGCACTCATACGACGTTCAAACTGGTTATCGCTTACAGAGTCGCGCTCACGCTGGCGTGCATCTTGGCTTGCTTGACGTTCGTCTTGCTTAGCCCAACGCGTTGCTTGTGCCTGTTCTTGGCGATTAGCGCGTGCTTCACTTGCTTGCCAGCGTCGCTCTACACTAGCGGCTCGTTTTTGCTCAAGCTCTCGTGCGCGCTCTGCGGCTCTATCTTCTGCCATGCCGCGGTTAATGGTGCCTGCTGCTTGGCTTAGGCCTTGGCCGAGCCCGCCCAATAATCCCCATTCCATACTAACCTCCTGCCATTGACATTAAGCCACCGCTTGCAGGGCTTGCTGGTTGTTGTGGTTGCTGTGGCTGGCCACCTCTGGCGCTTGTGCCCATTAGTTCCTCAGCTTCTTTTACGCTGGCTTCAAGCTCTTGCGGGTTAAGCTCGCCCATTGACTCTTTTGTGGTAATGTACGAGCTGTAAGCGTTGCTTGCTACTGCATCGATAAAGCCGTCGTTTACTTCATCTTCTGCCAGTGCGCCTGCTTCAACCGCTAAGCCGGTTAGTTCTGCAATAAGCTCTTGTGCTAGCTGTAGCTTTATTTCATCGGGAACCATGCCTGCTTTTTTCTCAATAGCAATAAGCAGTGCTGATGCTGCGCCACCAATCCCCATAGATACATCCTGCGCTTGCAGTACCATATTTGCTATTTGGTCGCCTACTTGCCCCTCATTATGAATAATATCTATACCCATATCGTAAAACGCTTCAAGCTGTTGCTGCTCTTCTGGCGTTGCCAGTTCTTCACCTTGTTGTAACGGCTCTTGTTCGGGATCAATGGCTTGCTCATTACCCTGCATTTGGTTTTGATTGATCATTAGCCGTTACTCCCTGCTACATTTTTTTGACGATTGATTAAATCATCTATTGATGTTTGCCACGTAGGCGGCGCTTGAGTTTGCGCATTGTTAAAGTTTACAGGGTCCATTAGTCCAAAGTTCATTTCGCCAGCGGTGGCCGCTGTGTTGCCCTCGCCATCTACACCCCAATAGCTGCGGCGTTTGCGCTCTTCTTCGGATGCTTCTTGCTGCGCTTTTCCTTGTAGCATAGAGCCAGCCATTTGCAC